CAGGTTCGGTTACTGTGCCAAGGTCTTTACCCCACCGAACCCGATCCCCAACCTTAAACTTTGCTTCAGGTGTCCAACTTCCCACATCGGGGAGTTCATTCCGCGCCGCCTTAACAGCGGCAACGTGATCGTTCCAAGTAACAAACTCTCCTTGATCGTGTTCATTCATTTGGCTAAAGCCAACTTCCCAACGCTGTATCTTACTCATGACTCTCCTTGTATTGAGGTTGGTATTGTTAGTCCTTCATACTGTGCAGCACCCTTACGTTCACGCTTACGCTTAGCGTTATCGGCAGCGTCAGCAACAACCTTAGCCAGTACTGTTACGGCGCGAGGCAAATCACCCTCCCAATCCGGTGTGAAAGGATTGAAAAGGAAAGTTGCACTCAACTTAACCATGGAGTCTTCATGCTGAGCATACTCAAGACTAAACAGTGACAGTCGTTCGGGACTTGACGGTCGTGGTTCACGATACGGGTCACTCACTGTCATCACCCTTGTCGTGGTCACTGTCGTCATGCCTGTCATGCTCCGTGTTTACCAGTAAATCTTTCAACTTACCCATTGTCTTCTTCCTTCCTGCTGTTGATGAGTTCCAGTATCTGTCGCGCTAAAGTGTACGCTTCGTCTTCACTGAAGATCAGTGTCGTGTCGTCGTTAGCCACACGAATGTTGTTGTCCTTAACGTACGTTACTTTCAATGGTTCAACGTCGTGCTTTGAAAACAAACTAAACATTATCGCTCACTCTCCATTCATTACGTGTGTCATTGACCCGGGATTCTCAAACTTTTCTTCCAGTATTTCCTCAACGTGTAAACGGATCTCGTAATCCGTAGGATACTCGTCGTAAGTAAACTCGTGGTCAATAATAGTTTCCTCACTGTTGTATGCGTGAACAGTATACGTGTCATCCGTCCACTCGTGCACACAAATATCGTAACCTTCAATCTTGTCACGTTTCTGTTTCTGTATCAACCAAACAGGTTTCGGTTCACTCAACATTACTATTCACCTTCCCCTAACGCAATCTTGGCAGCGTAACTATACGCCGCAGCAATATCGCAACGAACACAAAGCATGTTTGCGTTGTGTTTAATGTGATGCTTGTTCGAGTACGCAATAATACTTTCCGCTATCCTCTGTCGCACTTCCCTCTCCTCATCTTTTTCAATCATCATCATCATCTCCATCTATCGGCGTCGGTAATGTAACAAGGCTACCACACAAGGCACACACCCCGTCAAGTAAATACCACGCAACCTCACGGTCATCATCAAACTTTAAGCACGCAATAAACGTGTCACACCCACAAGGGCACACGCACGTCGGTATACCACGGTAATCCGTGCCCTCACCTCGCATGACACCATCAAAAACCGTTACAAGTAAAGGGTTTTTTCTCTTAACTTTTCTACCAAACATTATGAACAACCCCTAACCTTGTATGATGTTTGCGCCCAATGCGAACGACCAGCACCATGATTCCACACTAACCAGAACGCCATATCCTGCCAGTACATTGACCAATCATTAACCTTACTAGCCCGCAACGTTCGACCAATCTTGATAGCCGAATCTTTAGGTAAAGTTAAGCGTAACTCACGCTGTATCATCCAACCAGCACCAACACCCATCTTTTTTGACAGTTGATACGCGCCACGATACTTACCCGTGCCATTGTTAGCGCCGTAAGCATGACGCGACTCATGCCAACGGATACAACGACGCAACGCCTCCGTCCTCGCAACAAAAAACCTTCCAGTGTACAGGCTTGCACCGTGATACTTTTTTTGTCCACGATCCAACACTTTAATGTTCACCTTGTCACCGTAAGGACGGTGGTACACGCCTTCACCCGCCACCGACACACCAGCGGGTGTGAGTGCAAGGCTAGTGGCCAGTATTATTTCCTTAATCATCTTGCACCCCGATCAGTTTCGTTATCAGTATCCGTGACCTGTCAGGCCCCGGTTCCGGTATGTTCCTAGACAAAGCATTCTCAGCCTGCTTCACAGTCCAGTACGGACCCCACGTAAACAAACCGAGACTACATTGTTGAACAACAACATAAGTTTCCCTCGCAAACACTATGTCGGCGGCAGATACTAGGACGCTACGCGACAGTGACTCCACGTCATCATGTTCAGTGTCCAGCAAAGCAGTAACCTGCCGTATCTCCCCGATCCTAGGCAGGAATACGCTAGACATTACTTAACCCAGAGTCAGGTTCCGTGTACCTTATGCCACGTTCGATTCTTATATTAACCATTTCGCGTGGACTCATGCCACCCCAGAAACCGTATTCTTCGTGATGTAAAGCCCATTCACCGCAATCTTTCACGACAGGGCACTCGCCACATATGACCCTTAGCGTGGGATTCATTACCCTACTAACTCCGGGCCCAACGAAGTACGCCTCGCCACCAATACTCCGGCACGTTCCACTTAACCAGTCGATGCTCGTGTATTCTTTACATGCCACGGTACACACCGTCCTTCGTGTAGTTAGTCCACTTAATTATGGCGCAGTCTTGAGTGCAGTAATGCTCACCGTCGTAGGTAACCCAATGGAATGGTACTGTTGGACTGTTCACTACACGATCACAGTAGTCGCAACCCACTGTCTCTTTGATACTCATGTCACTTCACCTTTTCTTGTAGTTTTTCTATACTACTATCATCATAACCCAACATGTCTACGGCTAGCACCGCATAATCCAGCATGGCCGGGTCCGAGTATGGTTGCGGCCTAGGCTTGAACCCTTTGAACTCGCAGAAACGCTCATACAGTACACGTCCCATCAAGTATTGTACCTTTAGTTCGTCATCCATTACTGTCCTCATCTTTCCACGGGCATTCTGCCGCTAGTCGTGCCGCTAGACGCGGCTTGAACACCGCTTCGCGTCGGCATAATTCCTCAATCCAATCACATGTAGCACACATCACATTCCTTCCTTTTCATAATCGTACACTTCACCATCAAGATAATCGTAATAGTGATCTTCCGTAAACATGCAGTAGAACATGGATATTAGTACACCGATGCCGACTAACACAACGAGTACTAGGCCAGTACGCACACCAATGTCTAGTGTTGCCCAAAGAATATCAGACATGAAAATTCATCCTCACTTTCATAACCCTGAACTCTACCCATTCTTGTTCGGCACGGTAATACGCCAGCATTTTCTTAGACTCCGCTACCGTGTCGGTTACGGATACGGATTCCCAACCGTAACCGTCACCGTGCCAGCCTTGAATTTCGTAACCGTATAGTTCACTCATCTCACTCACCTATCCTTATCTGTTTAGTTAGCACACTACTTTAGTGTCCTACCAAGAGCCACCATGCCGACAATAACATGGTGACCCAAGGTAATGCACTAAAGACTAGCCTGTGATTCGCACTGGCATCAGTAAGTAATCCCACTTGACGCCGTTATGTGCCTCCACATAGTCAAGCATGGCCGGTTTAAGGTTAGTGGTGAATCTAAATCTTATGGGTGCATCCTTCCAATGAGGGATCTTCGCGACATCCGCAAGATATGTCGGATTGTAGGACGCGAACGTAACGCTACCCTGCGACAGCATCTCATCCGTTGGCACTAACGACCGCCATTTTGGGAATTCACCGTCGATAGTTCGCACCGGGCGCACAATACGCTCACTAGGGTCACCGTATTCAATGGTTACCGTGTCACGACCGACGAGTGTGACCGTAATCATGTCATGCTCACTATTATTCCACGCTATTTTTTTAGGCAACACTTTGACTAGTTCGGCGGCCACCGTGCGAGGCAACAAGAATCCGCCCTCACCTACCGTAACCGCGTACGATTCTTTCCGTGTCACACCTACCACCATACGGTAACGGTCGGTAGTAATCACAGTGATCTCGTTATTGGACCATTCAAACTTTATCCCCGTGAGTACGGGTAGCGTGTCATCTTTGCCTACGGCCACTAGCGCGCCGATAAGCATGTCGCGAAACGAAACACCTAACATAGTAAATGTTGGCGCGGTAACGACATTTTCCGGGGTGAATCCCACGCTATTATCGACCGCATGCATCTTAGTGCTACCGTCGCGTGAATATTCCGGCGACAAATCCCCGGAACCTAACGGTGCACCTACCGGGATAATCTCCACTTTAGACATGATCCCACTAGACACGATGTCATTCTTGAATCCTGTATACATAATCTAATCCTATCTATTCTGTTATGACGATAATCTATCGCCATGAAACGACACTAGCATACCTTGCCTAGTGTCGCAACATGAAACTAGATTAAATCACCTACTTCCCGGAATAAAGGCAATCGTAATACGTTGGCGTCACAGTATCTAACCACGTCGTAAAATCTAATTGCCTATTGCCCCCCAACTTATACGTTGCCAGCATATCGAAGTCGGTATGTAACTCCACGGTGTCACTACCGATAATCCACGTCCACCATTGCCCGATACGGTTAGCGCGTTGCGCGGTCATGATACCGTCGCGTGAATAAATCATTTTGTTACCTTCCTATTCTTAATCCATACGATATGGCACTGGCAATAATCCCATACCATGTCGCATTGCTCACAAGTAATTCCATTAGTCGAACGATACTCTGTGCGTTTCATGTTGTCACCTTGCCCAATTCGGCACTGACCACCGGGTAAGTAGGACGACCGTAGTCATGCAAAGTCATTACAGACTTGTCAGACTTACAACCGAAACAATACACTCCCGAAAGATAAGTGTTACAACTAGCGCACACTATAACCAACTTAGGATCAAACTTGTCTTTCGAAGTATTGTGCCAACATCCTGTGCTGTTGTACCCTGAAAACTCGCAATAAATACATTCCATGATCTTTCCCACTTTCCTATCCTCACCTAACCAATTTGATTAAGTAGCAAGCCCTAGCGCCTAAGCACTAGAGCAAACTAACTATTCAAACTCTCACCTGATGAATAACGTCCACCGTGAAGCGATCACCGCCTAGGTGGGAATGGCAACCGTCGCACATTGACCAACTAAAGTTAGGCTCACCTTTGTCACTACTAATATCCGTGTAACTATCCACGCGCAAAAGATAGGACATGAATTGGTAACCCAACTCGTTAGTGTCTTCTTTACCTTCGAATACCCCGTGGCCTGTCATGTAGCAATCCACGCAAATATCTGCACTGTAAATAATTAGTTCTGGTGTCGCACTCATGTCCTTGCCTTCCTATTCTTGTCCTATTGTTAGGACATAGCCGAACCTAGGTTCCCCTAGGTCAGACTATGAAACAACACTAGACAACCTTACATGCACTCCCCAACAAACTCTAGTACCGACTCCACGGCGAACGGCGCATAAACATATACTTCAGCCTTATCTCCCCCCCAATTAACTTCCACACTCGCGCCACTATCCTGGAAAGTAACCCAACAATTAGGACCACCTAAAGTAACCGCTACTTCGACACTCACCAGAGTGTTGCCGTAGCCATAAGTGCAACGCGTATCTAAACAATCATCCAAATATGCCATAGCGTCGAATACCTTACCGTTGGCAACAATCTCACGCAAATCGTCCGCAATACTATCGGCGTATTCTTGACTCAAATTATCAGACATGACTAACCTTTCCTATTCTGTCGTAACGTATCCGCTTTGGATACTACACAATACACTGACTCACTCGCCTAGTGTACCGTGTGCTATTGAAAGCGGGCCAAGATGTCGTGCCTCACTCATGCGTTCATTGTTTCACTCTTCCACTAATAGTTGTCGGAATAAAGCCTTAGCCTCTTCTAAAGTGTAGTCAATGTATCGCTGTCGCACCAGATAACCTAAGTCATCCAAGGCTGATAGTGTGAATCCGTCCACGCCATATTGCTCTACGGTAATGTTATTCATGTCTAATCCTTAATTGTAGGCAGGCCGGTTAGCCTGATCAAAAGTAGAATATGTCACCTTGACATACGGCCTAGGCACATAGTCGTCGTCGTTCACAATAGGTTCGACTAGGTTCGTCGAAACATTAACCCGTTCGCGTGTTGTCCTACGTCGTGGCTTTTTGCCATAGGCAGGATAGTAACCCGTTGGTGACGAACTACTACGCAAGCCATACACACTAGGGTTAGGTCTTGCACTCACCCTAGCCAGATTTAATGGCGTACCACTTCCGAACAACGACGCGCTATTGGCGCGTGACATGAATACCACCAAGCCTTTCCTAGTCTGAGATACTTGCGTATCTTCCAATAAATCAACCTTACTACTTTTGGTTCATGTAGTCAAGTACCTAGCGGAAAGAATTTTGGGAGAGGATCACCGGCGACCGGCTTCTTGATCCACGCTCCCCGAACTTTCCGGTTGCTACTTGCTTACAGGGATTACATTACTCCGATCTCAGGAAAGCACAAGGGGCAAAACGGACATTCACATGTGATCTACGTCACACTCATTGTCCGATATGCGGAACTTTCGACCCCCGACCCAATACATGCCCGTCAATCCTAGGCCCTCAGAATGGACGACAGAGCCACGTCCGATAACCGGAGTCCTGGCCTACACATAACGGACACACACAACAACAACGCACCACCCGCAAGGTAGTTGCATCTGCATTGGTTTGGTTATTGCAAGTTGTTTGCAGGTGCGAACGGTTTGCAGGTGTATGTAGTGTGGGTTCAGGCCGGTTAGGTTAGGCTTACCTTACGGGGTACCCCGTCGGTTGGCCTATACCCCCTGGGGGTATACCCCCGTACCGTGGTTACCCACCAGTAACTTACGGTAGCGTAGGTTACGGTAGCGTAGGTTACCCATCAGTAACTTGACCCCATGGATGCTTAGGTGGCCGCGGAGGGTAGTATATATATAGGGGTACCTTTCTTGCGGGTTATATTGTTTGGGGGCTACCGTATTGTCCGGTTTGTACACATAGTTTACAACAATGTTGTAACAATTTACTGTTTTCTTGTTTTTTGTGTCCAAAAGGGTGTCCGAAACGAGGATATATATATAGAAAGTAAAACCGTACGGTACTGTAAGCGAGTGCTTCTTGCACGAGCGCACATCGCTTCGGTTTACGTTGAAGGCACTACGAAGTAGGTGCCGGTAACTCACCCTTCGTTGCTTCGCCTCAGGGTTCGTTTAACGGTTACTGTTTCTTGGGGCACTTCGCTCAGTCGTCGCTTCGCTCCTCCTTCGCTCAGTAGTTTCAACGCCGATGCTAATAATTGTACGCCAATGGGGGTACCCTCTCCTACACCCCTGTTAACACCCTAGTCAACATTGCTGTGTACACAATTTTTTTTTAACGGAAAGGTTGTCTCCATGGCTGCTGCGGGCCGTAAGGCTGGTACTGTTGCCGAGGCTAAAATCTTGTTCCTTGAGCAGTTACAGTCCGGTATGACTATTAAGGCCGCGACTAATGCTACTGGCCGTAATATTACGACGTATGAGCGTTGGCGTCGGGATGATCCTGAGTTTGTGTCGGCGGTTGAACGTATCCGTAACATGAGGAACGTGTCTGGTGTACGTACGGGTGTTCACATGTCGTTCCCGGAGTTTAGTGAAAAGTTTCTTGGTGCCCGCGTTTTTCCTCACATGCAGAATGTGGTGGACATGATTGAGGGTGGGAAGCCTTCGTGGGTTCATCCTAGTATGACCCATGAGGGTGGGGAACCTGACCTTATTATTGCGAACATGCCACCAGAACACGCGAAGACTACGAGCATAACAATTAATTATGCTGTGTACCGGATTGCTATGGACCCTAACGTTCGGGTTTTGATCGTTTCGAAGACGCAGAGTATGGCGAAGAAAATGCTTTTCGCTATCAAGACTCGTTTGACGCATCCCCGCTACGCAGACATGATCACCCAGTACGGTCCGGTGGGTGGTTTCGATAAGGATGCTGAAGCGTGGAATCAGGACATGATCTACATTTCTGGTAATGCCCGTGACAGTGGCGAGAAAGACCCCACTGTGCAGGCTCTTGGTATTAGGGGCCAGATTTATGGTGCCCGTGCCGACCTCATTATTTTGGATGATGCTATTGATAGTATTAACGCCCACGATTATGAGCGACAAATAGATTGGATACAATCTGAGGTTGTCTCCCGAATTTCTTCATCAGGTGCCTTGCTAGTGGTTGGTACACGACTTTCCAGCAAAGACCTTTACTCAGAGTTACGTGACCCGAAAAGGTACCCTGATGAGGAATCCCCTTGGTCATACTTGGGTATGCCTGCCGTCTTACAGACAGACGAGGACCCCCTAAAATGGGTGACGTTGTGGCCTAAATCCAATCAGATTGAGATTGGGGCTAAAGGGGCAGACACAGAACCAGACGAGGACGGGCTGTTCCCTAAATGGAACGGCACAAAATTATCTAAGAAACGCAAACGTATGACACCGCGAGTGTGGAGCATGGTGTATCAGCAGCAGCAGGTTGCTGATGAATCCATTTTCACTATGGAGTCGTTGCGTGGAAGTATTAACGGTAACCGTATGACTGGTCCTATGCCTAAAGGTATGGTGAACTGCCGACAGAATGGCATGGATGGTCTCATTATTATTGCTGGCCTCGACCCTGCCACTTCTGGGCACACCGCCGCCGTAGTTATTGGCCTAGATCATTACACGAACAAACGATACGTACTAGACGTGTACAACAAGGCGGGTACTACACCTGAAGAGATCCGGGATCTTATCAAGAACTGGACTGACCGTTATGGGGTAGTTGAATGGAGAATAGAAAAAAACGGTTTCCAAGGGTTCCTTGTCCATGACCGCGAAATAAACCAGTATTGTGCTGGGCGCGGTGCAAGGATCATGCCCCATTTTACTGGCAACAACAAGCATGACGCCGATTTCGGTGTTGCTTCTATGACAACTTTGTGGGCAGGGTGGGAAGATAAACATCACCTTGTAGAGTTACCGTCCACTCACGGTTCTGAAGCAGCCAAAGCAATGGTAGAACAACTCGTTACTTGGTCGCCTAACGCACCTAAAGGAACGAAGACAGATATTGTTATGGCTTTGTGGTTTGCTGAACTTGGTGTTCGTGACCGTATCACGTTGCGGGGCAACTACACTAGGTCACACGTAAAGAACTCTTTCCTTACCCCGTGGGATAAATCGAATCAGATTACAGTTGACCTTGTTGACGCTGAAGCGCAGCAACGTTGGCAAACTATTGGTGTTTAGGAGTAATTAGTGAATGAACTAACAGGTGGCAAGGGCACAGAAGATGTGCCTATGCGCGAACTTAGGGGCTTGTACACCCGCACCAAGACCCGTTTCACTGCCCGCGATACCCGTATGCAGAACGTTCTTGCTGTACGTCAAGGCCGTATGCGTGACGTTTTCCCTGCCCTGTTCCCTGAAGGCCCCTTCGATGGTGGCATTGTGGCGAACATGGTGGATGTTGCGGCCCGTGACCTGTCAGAAGTACTAGCACCATTACCATCTTTCAACTGTTCCTCATCTAAGATGACTAACGACACGGCTCGTGCTTTCGCTGAGAAACGCACACGTATCGTTAACGGTTATTTGGATAACAGTGGCCTGCAAATACAAATGTACACGGCGGCTGACCGCTACTTCACTTACGGTTTCGTTCCCAGCATCATCGAAATTGATGACGATAACAAAATGCCAAGGATTCGTTTCCTTGACTCTATCGGTGCATACCCAATCTTCGACCGTTGGGGAATGATTACCGCTGGTTTCTTTTCTTTCTTCAAGTCCCGCGACGAACTCATGGTCATGTACCCCCACACTCGGGGTATCCTTGAGACTCCCGGTGGTGGAGGGGGCAACGATCTTATAGAGATTGTTCGCTACCACGACAAGCACGTTGATATGATCTTCATGCCCCACAAAGAAGGCATGATACTAGAATCAGTCAAGAACCCTGTGGGTGAATGCCTCCTAGAATGGACTCAACGTCCCGGTGTTGATGAAGAATCACACGGACAGTTCGATGACGTCCTAGCAGTACAGGTTGCTAAGGCAAGGTTTGCCTTACTGAGCCTTGAGGCCGCACAGAAAAGCGTACAGGCACCCATCGTGCTGCCACCTGACGCACAAGAAATGACGTTCGGACCTGACTCTATCATCCGAACTAACAGCGGTGACCGTGTACGCAGGGTAGCCCTTGAGGTTCCTTCTGCCGCTTTCGCCCAACAAGGTGTACTTGATCAAGAGTTACGGCAGGGTTCACGTTACCCTGACGCACGTAACGGTAACGTTGAGGGCAGTGTTGTTACTGGCCGTGGCGTTCAGGCACTCATGTCAGGCTTTGACACGCAGATCCGTACAGGTCAAGCCATGTTTGCCCGCACCCTTGAACGTCTTGTTCGCAAATCGTTGATGCTTGACGACACACTGTTTGCTACTGTAAGCAAAACTGTTCGCGGTAACGCCGACGGTACCCCGTATGAGGTGAAGTACCGCCCAGAAAAAGACATTGACGGTGACTACACTGTTGACGTTCAGTACGGTCTCATGGCCGGACTAGACCCCAACAGGGCACTCGTGTTTGGTTTGCAGGCCCGTGGAGACAAACTGATTTCCCGTGACTTCCTTCGCCGCCAAATGCCTTTCTCTTTGAACGCCTCAGAAGAAGAACAACAAGTAGACATAGAAGAACTCAGGGATGCGTTGAAGCAGGCTGTCGCGGGTTACGCACAAGCCATACCTATCCTTGCACAGAACGGTCAAGACCCCGGAGAGATCCTTGCACGTCTATCCCAAATCATTATTGGTAGGCAAAAAGGTTTACCGATGGAAAAGATTGTCTCAGAAGCCTTCGCTCCTGAGCCTGCTCCCATGCTGCCGGGGGTTGAACAGTCAGGTGTTGATGACCCTAACGCTGAGATGCTGGGTCCCTCTGGCGAGGTTCCCCCCGGCGGTGATGGTAACGAACTACCGGGCCTAAATGATGCCACTGGTCAACTCCGTGGGGTTGCACCGGGACAGTCCGGCATGAGTCCGGGTGGTGCACCTGACATGCAAACCCTTCTTGCGTCCATGGGTTCTAATGGGCAACCTAACTTGCAGGCTGGCGTTACACGCCGCCTACCTATCTAAGGAGCAAACAATGGCCGTAAAGCCTAGAGTTAAATACGACTCGGATGGTAACAAGTATGAGTGGAGCACAAAGTCCGGGACATGGGTCAGGACGAAGGGTGCTGTTGCCGTCAAAAGGGAAGAGGCGGCGGCCGCTAAAATAAAGAGCGCAAAAATGGTTGCCGACTACAAGAAGAACGACTCTGCCCGTGCAGCAATGGCGGCACGTAGAGCCAAAAATCAGCCTGCTAAACCTGCTACCACTACCTCCAGCGCAAAGAGCAGATTGCAGAAAACCACGAACCAGACTGCCAAAACCCAAGAAACAAATAAACCTAAAACTACTCCTACTTCCACAACCACACCTCAGCCAAGCGCGAGTGCTCCTTCTAGGGGTTCTAGTGCTTCTTCCAAGGCAAGTAAACCTGCCACTAAAAAGCCAGTCGTTTCCCAATCCAAAACCATGTACGTCAAGAAGGGCGACATGGTTAACGGCAAGGAAGTAAAGAAGGGTTACGTTGCACAGTACGGTAAGCCTGAACGTAAGGTTACTGGTGTGGTTAAACTTGTTGTTGACACTACCCGTGGTAAGGCTGGCTCTAAGGTTGAAGTTAAAAAGGGACGTTATAACAAGAAGGGTAAGTAGGGTGGCTTCCACCCCTGACCCTCGCTTAAAGAAGGCGGGTGTTACTGGTTTCAATAAACCTAAACGTACACCCAGCCACGCCACTAAGTCTCACGTTGTTGTTGCAAAGGAAGGCGATCAAGTTAAAACGATTCGCTTTGGACAACAAGGTGTTACTGGTGATAAGCAACCTTCCGCTAGGCAGGCTTCGTTTAAGGCTCGTCACGCAGCAAACATTTCTAAAGGTAAAATGTCAGCGGCTTATTGGGCCGATAAAGTCAAATGGTAAAGGGATAAACAGTGGATAAAAAACCAGCAAAAAAGGCCACGACTGCACCAAAGAAAAAAGTTCCTAAAGGTTCCCATATGATGCCTAATGGTTCAATCATGAAGAACTCAGCAATGAAGAAGAAGTATTAGTAATGGCAGAGAAGAAGCCGTTTTGGGAAAAAAAGAATCCAAAGAAAACTTCCACTCCTTTAACTGCTGCACAAAAAAGCAACGCTAAGGCTAGAGCCAAGAAAGCCGGTCGTCCTTACCCTAACTTGGTTGATAACGCTGCTGCCAAAAAATCCTCATCAAGTAGAAAGAAGTAGCGGCATGTGTATGTCTTGTGGTTGCTGGATGGACCCTGAAAGTAAAAGTGAACCGAACCATCCGGAGAATTCAACTGTAATGCCTAACGTTAAAACAACGGTAGGTCCTCTTCCTAAGAAAGGTAACTAACATGGCAGCATCAGCACCAACACAACCGCCTCTTGACGGTCGCAACTCACCAAAGCCCGGAGATAAAGGACAGATCATGTTCAGTACTAATCCCGGTGGAACTAAAGGTAAGTAAAAAACTATTGTCGTTAAAACAAGGAAGGGTGCATAATGAACGGTAAACCTGCAAGTAGGGACATTGGTATGCACATTTCTTGGGGTGACATCAGGTGCTCTGTTATCGCTGAAGGGCGCTCGTGGAGTCCTGATGTTGCCGACGATATGGTTAACCGCATGGGTGACTTGTGGGAAAACACTCTCCGCAGCATTTCCGATACCGGATACTTTGATGGTGAAGAAGAAGAAGAGGATGAAGAGGACGAGTACGGTCCCACTCCTAGTAAAGAACTTATTGACCCGTACGTTATTAGACTGAGTGAGGATGGTGAGGTGAGTGGCTGAAGGCCAAGGTGGTCCACGCACACCTCGTAACCCTGCACCCGTGAGCGCACCGGGTTCTATGTCTCGTCGTACTGACGGACAGGTTATGCCTCAAATGACTGGTATGCCTTACGGTGAGAACAGCGACTTTAACGAAATGCAGTCTTCCGCACCTATGAGTGCAACGAACATGCAAGGCCCACGACTCAAAGGTAAGAGCGCCCCCCCTGCCGGTATGGGTGGCGGTTCTAGTTCCACCCCTTTGTTTAGTGACACGCAACGACCTGACGAACCTGTTACTGCTGGTGCCCCGTTTGGTCCCGGTAGTGGTTCTCAATCAATAATGGGTTCAGTGGAACAATCTCGTTCCGACGCTTCCGCAATCAAAAAGTATCTTCCCGACTTGATAAGAATGGCTGAGAGTGAAGATTCACTAGACGGATTCAAAAGGTTCGTTCGCCATTTAAGAA